GGGACATTCGGAGCATGGATCCCAAAAGGCTATGTCATGCACGGGGCACATCGGTACAATGACAGTTTGGCAGAATGGATTGGCAGGAGAATAGCTTCATTGACTATTCGGACTTGGCTCAAGATTAACGGATACCCAGCCGTTACTTCAGTCCTAACCGAACAAGTCAAGGAGCTAGATGCTGAAGAGGAAGTCGTCCCTGAACCCAGTGCTTGGCCTACCAGCGTCCCTGCTGTTGACTATGGCACTTGGGTTGATCCTTGTTCGGGACGCACATTGCGCGATCACCGCAGCATTCAACTCAAGGTCATGAAGTGTCGTCAGGTTGCAGCGTTGCGCTCAACCACGATGATGCTGAGCACCCACATGGTTCCCACACCTATCATTTTTGAACAAGGTTTGTTGAACCATTTGACCAGCAAATTTGATCTTGATGATGAACCTGACGAGAAGATTCGTCGCATGCTCTTTGAGTGCCTTCGTTCCGTTGGAGGCATAAACATCCCTGCTGATGAGCAATCCGAGTTGAGGAGAGGCACGATCGCAATGTTTTTGCATTTGCGTCGCGCGAGGGCGGTGGCGGGAAACGCCACCGGCCTCACCACCGTTTGAGGCGAAAAAACGCTGTCTACGTCCGCGGTTATCGCTACGCGGACGTGGACGCTCTGCTGGAAGTGCCTGGCAAGACTAAGAAGAAATCGAGGGTTGACCCCATTGATGGACCAGTCAACGACGAATTAATTGCCAGAAGCTTGGGTTTCGAAGTGCGTGGTATTGCGCCTTGTTACCCTTGTCAGCACGACAGTAAGACGAGCGAGCTTGGTGCTCGCAAGCGATGGTTGAGAGAGACCCCACCTATAGACACGGCTTTACTGCGGCGCTTCCGTGGTTTTGTCCGGGTCTGGATAAGAGCGCACCTGAAACCTTTGGACGCAGAGACAGACCTTTCTGTGGACCACTGGTTGTCAGAGAGCCACTACCCCGAATGGCGAAAACGGCAAATTAGTGAAGCTGCTGTTGACTGGGTGAGTGAACGTGACCTTCGAAATAAGTCATTCATTAAGAAGGAAGCTTACCCAGAGTATAAGCATGCTCGTTGGATTAACTCGCGCACAGACGCATTCAAGGCATTCAGTGGTCCTTTATTTCACGCGATTGAAAAGGAACTTTTCAATGGCGGGAAGGGCCACTATTTTGTCAAGAACAAACCGCTTGATGAGCGTGCGAAGTACATCCGCGACAAACTATACATGGCTGACTCCACTTATTTTGCTACAGACTACACTGCCTTTGAAGGAAGCTTTGACCCTAGACTGATTCGCAGTTGTGAAGGTCAATTATATCATTGGATGGCACATAATGTGCCTGCTGGCCAAGAAAGAGTTGAAATGATCGTTGATGCATTGAGTGGCGTTCAACGCTGCAAGATGCGAACCGCTCATGCTAAAGGCCACGCACGAATGTCCGGTGACATGTGTACTTCATTAGGCAATGGTTTCACCAACTTGATGCTTGCGCTGTTCGCAGCGCAGGAATATGGTTGGGCAAGTGAAGTCGCCGGGGTAGTCGAAGGTGATGATGGTCTCTTTCGAGCGGACGGACCGGTTCCACCTGAGTCATTCTATGCAAGGCTTGGTTTCATTATCAAGC